CGTCAGTGAATGGGATGCCTCATTCAATGAAGTTATGATTCGTTTTTCTAGAATCATACAGACTTGGTTAGGTATTCCTTGTATTCTTGTTAATTTCTTTTATTTATTTAGACGACACTGGATTATGATTTATCGCAATACTTTTGGAGTTACGACTCTTGAAGGTGAAGATAAACAATTTTCCGGTAATCCTTTTACTTTAATTGAAAATACATCACTTAATATGGCTGTCACTTCTCTCGTGACTTGGCTTATTAACGTTTTGATGTACTTATTTGTCGGTGACGATTCAGCCTTTTTATGTGAACATTACTCATTTACTAAAATTGGCCAAGAATTTCTTAATTATTCCCGACACAAACTTAAAATCTCGTTCGATACCGTTGGCGAATTTGCCGGCTTTTTAATTCTTAACGACATGATTTTTCCTGATGTTTGGCGCAGAGCTGCTAAACTTTTAGGCAAAGGTTATAGAGATCAAAAACATTTTGATGAAGCTATTGTTAGCACCAAGGCTGTTATGTGTACTGTTAAATCAACATATCAAGTATCAGCATGTTGTTATGCAACTCAACATCATTATCAAAACCGCATTGATTATAATCAAGCTTGGTTTCTGTTTAACTTTTTAAATAGTTGTGAGAAACATCGCTTTCGCGATCTTACTCCTATTAAACTCATGGTCAAAAACTTCTATAAATAGTGTGTAACTGTTCTACCTTGTTACACTTTGTTTTGAATTACGAGATTTCTCTTTTTAATAATATTTTATTTTATCATACAATTATTTTCTTTATTTAAATTTACATTTAATTTTATTTTAATTTATTTTATTTGTTTTATTTTATGCACTACTATCAATGGCTGAAAGTAACGACATTTCTATGCCAGCGAATCACTTCGAAGAGCTTGTTGCGCCCGAAGTGGAAATCCCAAAGACAGTTAGCGCGAAGGCGGCTTTTATGGCTAAATGCCTACACCCGCCCTCAGCTGTTAACGGTTTTGAAGGATTGCCTACCAACGATACTCGTTCGCAAGTCACCGTCGAGTACAAGGGTATATTTTTATCTCAGGCTTCGGCTTATGCTGGTAATGCACCAGCCAACTTGATTACTGCACCTGCTAAGCGGCCCACATCTTTTGCCTTCCTTGTTGTCGGAGGAGGCATTAAGTTTATGACGTTCTCATTTTTCAAAGACACCGACAATGGCCAATGGTATCAGGACATTCCGAATACCATCGTCAACAACACTTACGATGTTGAACGTGTCTCTTACGACGTCAATTTGTACCGCCCCACATATAAGAGTATCACACAGAGCTTAAATACCACCATGTTTAACAACACTGGCATGGTTGTGGGTAATTCTTTTAACCCACCACTCTTGTGGGCAGGCACCACCGCAGAACTAGCTGAGAAATACCCTACGAAATTTAGGCATTACGTCAAACACCTTTTTAAGACTTGTATGCCACCTATTCGTCGATCGAAATGTAAGCATTTCAACAAATTCCCTGCGTCCGTCAAAATGGACATTCTTGAAATTATCAAGAATTCCATTTCTAACAACGATGACAGCGACCGCGGATTTCAACATCTTAGCTTAGACGATGATCCTATTACCATCGACCTTGATCCTAGTGCAACGATCCAATTTATTTTCTTCGGCGAAGCAGCCGATCAAGCTCTCACACCAGTCCCAACTATGGACCAAATGCTGAACAACGACACTCGTTCAGCCACTTACCCTGCACGTGAAGGTGCGTTTGTCGTTAGTCGACTTAACACAATTTCACCAGCATGGTTAGTACCGACCAATGGAACAAACCAACGTTTTGGTTTATACCAATGTTACTGCGCTTACATCGATAGAGATGGACAATATCATTTTGTCCAGCTTTATGATCGCGGTGAAATTGGCGGACCTGTTCAAGTTGCTCGAGATGTCCAATGGGCACAAGATATTTCTTGGTCATGGATTCAATATCAAGGTCTGTCTTACAACAGCAACCAAGATGTTGTCACCCAACAACAGCTTCTCGCCACCAAGTTTATCGCTGGTTATGAATACCAACCTGCTTTTCTTTCTCCTTTTGCCGGACTTCAACATTTAAGTCCCAAACCCGATTTAATGGCTATGGAAAGTTTATTGCGTGAGTTTTATGGTTTAAAATCCATTTTGCCCGCTAAATATAATTTTCTTGG